TTTTGATTATTATACTTCAGCTTATGCCGATACTGCCAATGTTTACATGGGGTTCCACTCAACTACCCCACTTGGTCAAGTTGACAATGACATAGAAGAATATTACGACACTTTAATTGGAGATGGCCAACAATGGATAGTTGGACAGTCGGGTGTAAGTATAAGTGGCGCTTTCAGATTTGAAAATGTTACATTGTCAGGAACTGCAACTATTGTTTCTGCTGTAATTGACGTTGTCGTAAACGCTACCGGAACAGCTACTGGAGACACATCTTTCACCGTATATGGAATTGACGAAGACAACACCGGAAGTTTTAGTAGTAATCCAATGGGCAGGGATAGAACAACGGCAACTTATACACAAAACCAGTCAAAACAATCGACTCCGTACACTACTGGAATCAATGTTAAAACATGTTTAGAGGAGATACTTGCACGTCCGGGGTGGTCTAGCGGAAATGCCATGGGATTTTTAACATTTGACAATTCCTCGCCGACATCTGCTTATATAGCCTCCAATTCATCCTCAACTAAATTGTCAGTCATTACTTCTAGTGGAATGACAATAACGTTCAGAGGAATAATATTTAAAGATAAAGTTATATAAGGTTAAGTAGAAATTATTATTTAAAAAATTTACTATCAATATATGAGTTTTATAGATGACATAGTAGCTAAAGGTTATGGTGGATATCGAGGGTGGGATGAGCAATCCGCCCAAGAAGATTATAAAAAGACTGGTGGACAGGGTAAATATGACCCAGGCTCTTCACAACAATACGCCCAACAAACAGGGCAGTCTTACACTCCTCAAGGCGCTGCTACTCAACCATTTCAGGACATGGTATCCCAAACCCAAGAGATGTATAAAAAGGCTGCCGAACCAGCTATCTCATCACTGGAAGCGTCTAAACCTGAAATAACCAAATCGATATCAAGTAAAATGGATGTGCTGAAAAGTAAGTATGATAATTTAATCTCATCAATTACCGGCAATCAGGCTAAAGCTGAAAATCGTCAAACCGTGGTCACTGCTGGTGAGCTGGGTAAAAGAGGAATTGATCCGACTTCTACCCTATATGGTCAAGAGTTAACTAATGCTGTCAATCCAATTACGGCTCAATATACCGGACTAGAAAAGGAAGCGACAGGCAGTCTTCAGTCGGGTGTACAGGATTTAGCCAGTATGGAAACGGAACAGATTAGAAACGTCAACAATGCCATTGCTCAATTGCAAATGGGAGCTAGTGACAATTCAATTGCTACCGCCCTTCAACTCTATCAACAGGCACAGACGGCTTCACAGAATGCTACAAACTTAGACGAATCAAAAAGACAGTCCGATATCGCCAACGCTCTCCAGCAGAAAATCTACGAAACAATCCAGCTACCGGAATCACAGATGAATGTCGCCAATGCTCAATCATTAATTAACGAAAGAGGCTCCACATCTTCATCTGGTGGTGATTGGCAGAGTTACTACGAAACCCCCGGTGCTTATACGACAAATGTTAACCGTAATTTACAAAGTAGTCAAAACGGTACCTGGTTACCTCAATCAAATAGTGGTTGGTCAATTATACAATGAAAATAAGAAGTAATAAGACAGGACAAATAATTGAAGTTAGTGAAGCGGACTTACCTAAATATGGATTTGTTAAAAGCACATCACAACAACCGGTAGCTCCAATTCAACAAAGTGCAGTATCACAAACCCCGCAGGTTCAGTCAGATAAAAATAATGGATTGATAAATACGGTGTTATCTTTACTAATACCCAGGACTCAAGCCATGGGTCAAGACATACAAGCCAGCGGACAAACCGGTAATTATGTAAAAGAAATGCAGGGGAACACCAATGACATAGTTGCCAATGCTCTAGCCATAAGAGAAGCCAATAAATCCGGTAATAAGGAACTGGCGAGTCAGTTGTCGCAACAAGGCAGAAACATATCAAACCAAACTAAAGCAGTCGCACCACAATTTTCTCAAGATATAAATAAGCCATATTTAGAGCGAGGTGTTAAGACAGGATTGGAACTAGGTAGTTATCTCGTACCTGCTGGTAAAAGTCTTAAAACAGCTGTTGGGTTAGGTGCAGTATCGGGATCGTTAAAATCAGCCTCTAATGATCAAAACATCGTAGGTGGGGCAGTTGGCGGTGGGGTTGGAGCTGGAGTAATGCATGGACTCTTTAGCTTAGGTGGAAAGATATTGGGTGAAGGTGGCAACAAGTTAACACTAAAAGGACTAAGACCGAGCAAGAGTCAAATAACCAAGTTTGAAGATAAGACCGGCGAAAAGTTAACTAGTTTTGTCCAAGAAAACAAACTGTTCGAAAAAGGGACAACACAGGTTACTGAAAAACTTAAAGGTCTATATAACGAATATGATGATGTAGCTATTAAGTCGGGCAAAATGATATCTGTTGACAAGTTAGCAAAAGCATTTGACGACAAGATTGCTGAATTATCCGGCCAATCTGGTACTGAAATAAACGCTTTAGTTCAAAAATTGGCTAATGAAAAAGAAGTAGTTTTAAGTAGTCTTGGTGGTAAGTCAGAAGTGGGGCTTGACTGGATAGTTAAAAACAGGCGTATTTTAGACAAGTTTATTCCTAAAGGTGCTTTTATGGCTGATCCAATAAGTGCCGGTAGTAAAAACTTAGTCAGAGATATATATAAGGGAATTATTGACAAAACTACCAAAGGGGCTACAAAACAAATAGGTACTCAAATAAGTAAATTTGAAGCGTTTAAGGATATTGCCAAATTACAGCAAAATTTAGGAGCTGGCAATTTGCCAGTAGGATTGATGTCATTATTGTCCGCTGGGGCCGGTGGCGGTTTAGGTTACGGAAGTGGTGGAAAGGATGGAGCTATAAAAGGAGCATTGATTGGATACGGCTTAACATCAGCTGCCAACAACCCCAAAGTTATATCAGCGTTATCAAAAATTCTTCTTAGTAGTAGTGGCAAGGTATCTAAAACCGCAGATAGCATTATTCTACAATCAATTGGAAGGATCGCAGGTCAGCAAACAAGTGGGTTATTAGAAAATATATTTGGTGGTAATAAACAAGATTCACCGCAGACTACTCAATCATCACAACTCGAAGAAAATAATGTAGGCCAACAGCAACCACAAAATAATCAATTAAATACTCAACCAGTAACAACTAATTATCTCACTGGTCGGTCACCAGAACAACACTACCAAGCCTATATGAGAGCCATGGGTGCAGGTGACAATAAGGCTGCGGCTAAATTATATTCACTATATGAAGACGAAACAAAATATCAAGATAAAATCGGAGGTACAACAAAAAAGAAAACCGAAAAACAAGCGGCATATCAAGCGGCTGCTGATGGTGCTGAATATGCATTAAACCTGCTTAGTGGAGGCGGGGTTACTACGGGAATCGGCCAAGGTGTTTTAGGAAAAATAGGTGAGAAATTAGGAACTAATACTTCAACTCAAACTGATTACAGGTCTACGATTTCAGCTGTTAGAACATCTTTGAGAAATGCCATGCTAGGAGCAAACATGTCTGCGCAAGAGATGGAATCACTTATGCCATTCATTCCTGATTTTAACGATCCTCCTGAAATTGCTAAACAAAAGTTAGTTAGCTTTATAAGAGAATCTAAAAGGTTTTCTGGTCAAAATGTGTCCAGTCAACAAACTCAACAGTTTACGGAACAATAACTATGAAATCAGAAATCTCAATAGCCCTTTTAAAAAAAGACATCAAATACATGAAAAATGGGATTGATGATATTAAAGATTCACTAGACTGTATGGTAAAAAATGATGACGATTACAAAGAATTGAAAGTGAAGGTCGAGAGCCTTTGGGATGATAGAAATAAGATGATCGGTTGGTTGATAGGGGCAGGGGTAACGGGTGGTGTAACTTCAGCCGCCCTTCAGGGAATAATTAAAACCGTTTTAGCTACCGTCAAATGACATACCAGGAATTTAAAAACAAGTGGATAGGAAAGCCAATCAATTACGATAATTTTGCTGGTGCTCAATGCATGGACGTTTACCGGATGTATGTCAAGGAGGTTTTAGGTTGTCCCCAATCCCCACCCGTCACCGAAGCTAAAGATGTTTGGAATACTTATTTACCAGAGTTCTTTGCCCGTATCCCCAACACCACCACAGGCGTTCCAATGCAGGGAGATATTGTTATCTGGGGAATGTCCCCTTACGGACATATAGCAATTTGTGATCACGCTAGTACCTCTACCTTGACCTGTTTTGAACAGAATTGGAAAGAACTGGATGGGAGTGGGGTGACAGAATTAAGACTTCATGGAAATTACAACAGCGTATTAGGCTGGTTACATTTTAAAGAAACTATGACAGAAGAAGAAAGAATTTTAGAATTTATCCGAACAAACAAAATCACCGAAGGTCAAATCCGGCAGGGGTACGGTTACATAACCGATAATGTTGACAAAAAGTTATCTGATCTGGAGAAGCTGGCTTATGACAACCTGGAAAAGCTCAAAGCTATGACGGAGAAATACGAACAGGAACGCCGAACAGCGGTTGGTTGGCAGAATAGTGCCTTGATTGCTAACGCTGATTTGAAAAGAATTAAAACAGAATTGTTACAGGCTACGAATCTGACAGCTTGGGATCATATCAAATTAGGAATTGAGTTATTAATTAAACAATCAAAATGAAACCTTCAAAAAGATTCACTCTTAACAAGGCAGACCTGATTGCTTGGGGTAAAAACGCTCTCTGGTTTTTAACTCCAACGTTATTAGTTCTTATTCCTTCAATCTTGGAAGTAGTTCCAACTGATTGGAAATATGCCGCTATTGCTATCTATCTCCTTAACCGGGTGATGGATATGCTTCGTAGGTGGTATACAGGCAAATAAAAACCTCTGATTTAAAACTCACTGTCAAGGGTGGTTACTTCAGAGGTTGGCAGAGAACTAGTGTGTCTGCTAATTAATTATATAACAAACTAGATCAGTATGTCAAATTATGGCTAACACTGGCAAAGAAGTCGATCTCCGTAAAGAAGTGTTAAAACTTAGAGGTGAGTTCAGACCTGACCGAATAGCCAGCAATCTGAAAACTGATACCTCTGCTGTAACTAAAGTCCTTGATACGTTAATTGAGGAAGGATTTAGATTTGTTAATTGTGATGGAACCTGGATCAGATCAAAAGCTAATGAAGGGAAAGTAAACTTTGACGCTTCCCGAATGTTTAGGGGGGGGCAACTCCATTTTGGGCTGGTATCGGATACTCACTTAGGTTCTAAATTTGAGCGTTTGGATGCACTAGAGGTCATGTATGATCGTTTTCAACAAGCCGGAGTAAAAACAGTCTTCCATGTGGGTGATGTTACTGACGGGTCCCACGTTTATCAAGGACAGGAATTTGAGCAGAATGTGTTAGGACAGGAAGCCCAGATCGCTTACACGATTAAAAACTATCCCAGACGAAGTGGAATCCAGACAATTGCCATATCGGGTAATCATGATCTAAAAATGTACGAAAGGTATGGTTCCGATCCTCTAGTCCAGATCGCCAGAGCCAGAGGGGATATCACCTATATCGGTCAGTATTCGGCCAGAGTCAGGATGGGAGATAAAGTGGTGATGGATATGTTACACCCGATGGGGAATCAGGCCTATGCTGTCAGCTACAAAGCCCAAAGAGCCATCAATGCTATGGACCCAGGTGATCTACCAAACATCCTAACCTTCGGTCATTATCACAACTCCCTGTATCTTAATTATCGGGGAATCCATTTCTTACAAACTCCCTGTTTCAAAGATCAGAGTTTACAGTTTGAAAAAAGGCTTGGCTTGACCTCTAATATTGGCGGATGGATAATAGAAGGTAAGAGTAACGGCGAGAATGTCAGAGAATTTCAACCTCGGTTAGTTACTTTTGGAATTAAACAAAGAAGATGAAACAACCTAAAGAAACATGTGATCTATGTCAAGCAGTTGTCCAATCAATTCTGATTAACTTTAATCATTTACCAATAGATAGGGCTAGAGTAGAAGCATTGAAAGTATTTAGAGAAATTCCTAAAGATACCGGGTGTGCTAGTTTTTATACCTGCCTGCCAATGATCCGGCTCCAAACTAAAGCTCCGTCAGATGAATCGTAAAGAACCAGTCTTTATGTTCCCCGGTTTTATAAGCATGAATTTCGGTACACAGATTGTCATTCTCAATTACCTGATAGTCCTGAAGTACATCCAGAATTGAAGTGGTGGCATTGTCAATATCCTGCGGAAACTTGCCTTTGATGGCATACCACAGCTCTAATTTGAAAGGTTGGGTGATCTCTCCTTTGAAAGGGTACAGATACTCAAACATTAGATTCTTAAATTTCTCATAGGCAACGCTGGGAAGGGAGATATGGCGGAAGTTACGACGGTTATTTTTTTTTGATACTATTCTGATTCCACTAATTTTAATCTCGGTCATTTCTTTTTTAGCTTACCGATTAAAGTAATTCCATATTCTGTCTCTCCTTGTTCTTGACAATACGTTATAGCTTCCTCTAAAGTTTTACATTTCTTGGGGTTAAACGTCCCATCTCCTTGAAAATATGTTACTTTGAAAGTCTTGAGATTTAGTATTAAACCATTATCACTACTTATTCTGACCTCCTAGGTTCATTTTTAACCTTGCTTCTGATTCAGCCTTCTCCCATAGTTCTAAAAAAGCCCTTATTTTCCCTGATGTAAATTCACCCTCAACTGCTCCAAGGTATTTTCCGTTGTCAGAATAGGCTTTTAGATATGTTTCTATTTTCATTTCTTTTTTAACTGTTTAAGTCTAGCTTCAAATTCAGCTAAAGCACTATTCCAACCAACATCGTAACCAGTTTTATCCTTTTCTTTTTTAATCCACATAATTTCTATAATCTCTTTTACTTTTTCTATTGTGTCATTTACTGTTTGGGTGGTCATAATCTGTCTATCATAAATTCCTCATCGTTGACTTCTTCCATATACACCTCAATGTAGTTTTCCCAATCGTTACCCAGCACGTCTACCGGGTCTTCACCAAAGCGGTCAATAAATTTCTGCTTAACTTTTAGGGTGTGGGCTTGGTCTATAAGGTTGTCTATCTGTGCTATTGGATTATTAAACTTTTTATCTATATAGTTAGTTTTCATATCTTCTTTTTAATTTTTAACTTCTTCTGTAAATCTAAATGTTCTCCGCTAGTTTCAACACACTCAATTTCGTCTTTGACTCCTTTTTTGTAACCTTCTTCAAATGATTTTTGTTTTTCATCTCTTACTAGTTTAATTACCCATTTAGCTTGATGCTCTGGCGAAGCACCGCAGATACTACATTCCCTACTTGCGTTATATATTTGTAGATTATCAGCCAATACCCTAGCACTATCTAGTAGATTTTGTTCCCAATCTTCCTCTTTGACTAAATTAGAGTTTTCTACTGTCATATTAGATTTTGTTTTCATAGGGATTTTAACTTTCTAAATTAACGATTCTAACCCCATCAATACTTTGTAAACTTGAAAATGGTAATGCGTGATTGACTTTTGGTTCTAAGAAAGTTTTTATAAAGTCTAATGTGTTTTTATCTCTGCTAAATTCTATTATTACTCCATCAGTTGCTACCGATTCACTCCAATTCATACCACGACTTTTACACCACCCTATCATTTCCGCTTGTTCGGTTCTGTATAAAGAATAAATCATTGGTATGTAACTAAACTCAAGATATATCTTTTCTTTTATCACTCTATCTGGTCTTTTTTGTCGGGTTGTTTTCATGGGTGTCCTCCCTGTTCATATTCGGCTTGTGCCTCAGCTTCTTGTTGGGCTTCCCATTCTCCTTGGGCTTGTGCCTCAGCCTCAGCAGCAGCCATCGCAGCATTGGCATTTTCTTGGGCTTCTAACTCCATAATTTCGTGTTCGCAATCAGGACATAGATTAGTTTGTTCAAATTTAACAGAGTTACCAATATCTCTCCAATCAAACTCCCTTCTGCATCTTTGACATATTTTTTTCATTTATTTTATTGACTGTATTAAATTAATAATTAATAAAATAACCTCTAATATTAAAAGTCCAATACCTATTAAAAGTAATTTTTCATAAGTTATTTTCATAGTTTTTGTTTTGTCTCCTTTAGTAAATTACCTTCTAATGGTAAATCCACAAACCATCTTTGTAGGTTTTCTAAATGCTGTTTGGCTTTATCAACCATACCCATATCTAAATACCCAAGTATGGTTTCACACATGTAAACAACATCTTGGTCTGTAAAATCTTTTTTCATTTATTTTATTGACTGTAAACTTTTAATATCTGGTCTTTTTTGTCGGGTTGTTTTCATATAGTTTTATCAAATTTTAATTTTCTATGACCACACATACAGCACTCTAAATGTAATTTTCCTTTTACTTCTTTTTCAATACAATAACAGTGATAACAAACTTTTACATCTGGATAGATAGTATTTGGATAATATGGCATTTTTTGCCAATTATTTTCAACTCCAAACTCTTTCTCCCACTCATTGTTTGGTTTGGTTACTCCACACTTACCACAATTACCTTTTACCGTATGAGTCATACAGTTACAGTTAGGACATAAGGTTATTTTTTCTTTTGTCATTTTGATTTAGAATTAGTAAATTGTGTTTTAAACCAATCAGGATATTTGTCAGTTTTGATTGAATTAATCCTAATATTCATTAAGTCTCTAATTGCTGATATTAAGTTCCAGTCTTTATATAATCCTTTTTTAATAATCATCTTTCTTTTTTAATTAATAATTTGTTTTAATCTCTCTCTTAAATACTCCCATATTGGCGGTGTTCGGTGGTTATATTCAAGATTATGGTTGGCATCTGCCATATAATCTACACACCAGTTTTCAATCTTTTTGTCTATTTCTTTAATTATTTCTTCTCTCTGTTGTTGGAGGGTTTTAGAGATGACTGCTTTACAGGTTGCTATCATTAGTTTTCCATTATTACTTTCGGGGTCAAATTCTTTAGTGTCTTCTCTGGTCTCATATCCAAATTTAGGTGCTAACCCCTCGTAGGTATTGTGAAATAAAAATGCTATTTTCTCCCACTCATTGTTTGGTTTGTCTACTGTCATATTAGATTTTGTCATAGGGATTTTAAATTTATTATTAATTAGTTGTGCCACCTTAACTATCCCGTGAGCACCATCTAGTGATAATTCTTTTTTACAAATGGGACATTTTCCTGTTCCAAAAATATATTCATGTTCTTTAAACGTTGAATATATACCACCGAAATAATAGCCACAATTAGAACAAGAAGTCTTATTTAACCAGTCTGTGAATAATGATGTATTTCTAAAAAAGAGATTTCCGTTTACACTGGCCATTTATTTATTGAATTTTTAACTATTAATTCTTTTATCTCTCTATTGTTTACTGGTGTAGTCATAGGTTGTTTAAGTAATCAATAATTTGGTTGATCTTTTGTTCAATCGCAACATCAGTAAGAATGTCTGTCAATACAAATTTGGCAATCTTCTTTGGTCGGACTTCAGGGGTAGGTAATGCTCCTTCATCACTCGGAGTGTCGGTGGGATTGCTCCTCACTTTACGTCTACCCCCTCTGTCCGTCATATTTATAACATCAATTAATTCTGCTACTTTTTCACTTAACAGTTCTAGGCTGACAATATTGTCTGGTATCTTTTCTATCTTCTTTGGTTGGTATTTGATTATAAGTTTCTGTCCAGCAGGATATTCAATCACATTTTTAGGTTTACTTTCTTTGGCGGCTAATAACATTTCTTCAATATTTAATATACAACCCTCAAATTCCCTTAAGATTTCTTTCCGACTATATTTATAGATCATTTCTTCTCCTTTAATTTCTTCTCCTGTCTGGGAAAAGCTAATTCTAATTCCTCTTTCATTTCACTATAGACTAACCAAGGGAGTCTGTTGTTGTCGATTTGAGTTTCAGACTCAACAACCTTACCCCTGACAATCTTTTCCTTTACCAGAAAAGCATTAACGCCTTGGGTACTAAGCTGTATCCTATCTTCAGTATCATCCTGCCAAAAATCTAATACTATCCGATAGCTAATTTCTTTGTCGGGATTATATTTCATTTTTGTTTTAACTTTTTATTTAAGTTTGGAGACAATCCCCCATTGAAGATAAAGTTTCCAATAGCCCGTAACTGTTTTAAGGTTTTCTTTTTAGTTTTTGGTTTCATTTTTTTGTCCAATATTTAAAATTTAACCAGTTTAACAACTTCGTAATTTTTAAGTCAAACCAATTAAATAAGGTCATTATTTATTCCAGCACTTGGCGCTGGAGTTCCAGGGCGTGGTGCCTTGTTTTAAGAATAACTTATAACCGTATCTGATGTTCTTTTGAAAGTCAAAAGCGTCGGCATTGGTCAAGCCTTTGTGGATACTGTTAATTTGAAAAATTCCTCTGTCAACGGTTCGGTTAGTGTTGATCCCTAGCGCTTCCGGGCGGAGTCCCGATTCACATTTACCGATTCGGATTAGAGTCATAATATCCCGGTTACTAACTCCCAGCTCTTCACCGACGTCCCGGATACAAGTAATGGGGTCGTAGCAGAAGGGAGTTTCCATAGCTTCTACTTTAGGGGGTTGGATCATCACCGCCGGTATCGGACGGGAAGCGTCCCAGAGACTCTTGGTTAAAATCATTCCGGCAATGGCGCCCAAGATGGCGACACAAATATAATTTCCATAGCGTTGCCAAAAGCGTTGTTCTTTGGCAGATAAGGTCCGGTTAAATCTAAATCTACAATCCGGTAAACCGTTCTTGCGAGTTCCTACTTTGTTCATGGTTTGTTTAAATTATTAATTAATCAGGGGTAGGGAAGAAAAGAGTAACTGTCCTAATAAAAAAGATGACTGATAAGTGTAATCCGTTTTATTTAGTGTATTAGGGTTACCCCATTCTCTTTCCTACCCCCGATTGTAAACGTGCTACCTGCTTTAATTAAATATATCATACGTTTGCATGACGTGTCAAGTAGATAAATGAATGTATTTATAAACGGTGTTATAGTGTATCTTTAGCTTCCTAGCTATTTCACGTTGGGAAATACCTTTAGCATATAACCGTTTACAAATTTTAATTAGACGTTCTCTATTTAGAAATTTAGTTTGCATTATTTTTGTTTCCCTTGTAACTTATCGTATGCTGTTTCTAGGTCCTCGATCATGTCGTCGGTCATCGTCCCCCGATCAGCCTTTAAGGTAAACATAATAGCGTACAAAACCATAGATAATTCTTTTCTTGTTAGTTTCATAATTAGAAGGCAGTAAACTCTTCCCCAACTACTAAATCGGGAATGTCTACAGGGGGAGCTTTGGGCGGGGTGCTGACTTGCTTATATCGACACTTGTAACATATTTTATAAGGGGCTTTGACTATGGCACCACAGACCTCGCAGACACCTGATACGCCACCAGTAGTAACATTTGTCGACTTTGCGGTTACTGTTGTTTTAGGGGCCGTAGGTGTTGCCACAAGCCCTACCTTTTCCATTTCCTCGGCGCTGGCAATTTGATCTGATAGTCCGTACCGGGAGAAACCCAATGCCCGTCCCAAAGCGCTTGTCTCGGCGACTTCATAGGGGGAGTTCTTTTCAATTACCTTGGCGGGGTTAGCAGCCGATATCCCGGTAAACGTTCCCCTGTCGGTGGTGATAGTAACTTTGACTACTACCGGATTGTGAGCCAGTACCTCTGAGTTAACTGATGTCAGATGGTCCCCGGCTTCCTTTATCCTTTCGGCGACGGTGTAGTATTCGTTGTTGTGAATTGTAATAGGCATTATTTGATTTTTAAAATAACATTTAAGCGGTCAGCAAACTTTTTCATTGAATTTGGTTCTTTATTGTCAAGACTTTCAAGTAAGTCGATAACGGCAATAATAATTTCACCTTTAAGATAAAGTTTGTCGATGTTGGTCATTCTACCTCCTCGTCTTCTCCGCACATACCGCCTTCGCTAATCAGTTCCCAATCTTCCGGTTCGGTTAGTTCTTCGGACTCTTCTAATAAGCGCTGGTATTCTTCTTTTTCTAACATTTTTCTTGCTTCTTCGGGAATGGTCCCGTTTGTCGCCATAACTTTAGCGACGATATCAATAGCCAAGTCAGCTAATTGATCATTTATTTGATTGCTCATGGTTTGTCTAATTAGTAATTGATTAATAATATCACTTGTTTGTATGACGTGTCAAGGGGTTAAATAATAAAGCTCCCTTGGTCGGAAATATAGTTATAACCTTTAAGCCTAGCTTCGGCCAGTCTGAGTTCCTTGACCTTGTCGGTGGCTTGAATCTCGTTTCTCCCGGATAACATATCTTCTCGCTGAAGGGCTTGCCGACACCGCCGGATTGATTCAGGACTGTAAGCCTTTAAGAATCTATCCTTAACAATCAACTCCACCGACCTGTCTCCTTGGACTGATCCCTTCTCGGTCCAGACTCTCCAGATTAACTCTTTGTCACTATTCCGATAAATAATACTTTCATGCAGTAAGCGATCTATAAGACGTTTAAGTGTCATCTTATTTTGGTAATTGCTAAAAATTTGTTAGTTAAAATCATTTCCCCAACCCTGATTATTTTTTTTCCATTGGCTAGTTGTTTTAGGAAATATTCTTTTTCTTCTTCGTTGATAAATACCTCGGTCTTGTAGGTTATGGACACTTTCCAACACCGCTTTGATGACCAACTGAATCTATCAACTTCAGGTTGTACTTCAATTGGTAGGCTAGAGGGCAATGTCGCTACTTTGTTTTGCATATTCTTGTTTAATTTTTAACGCATCTTTTTTTACCCAATTACATAAAGCTGAATAATGGTTTTTGTATGGCGAACCACCTTTTGAAGATGTCCAATTTTCCATGTCGTCTAATCTTGACCTAACAAAAGACATGGGGACCCGATATTTGTTGGCAATGTTTTCTAAGTCTTCCTCCTTTATATCCTCTATCTTATTATATTTATTATTACTACTACTCTTACTACTAGAATCCCCCCCTGACGGTGGGGGTACGGGGGGGGTAGTGTATCCTTTTCCCATAATTAAGGTATCTTTTATATTTTCAGGAATTGAAGTTTTTTCTTTGCTAATTGCTATCTCAAAACTCGGCCCAGCAAAACCGTTATATCCCTGAGAATTAACTATGTAGACCCATCCATCAAAAAATTTAACCTTTGGCGACAGTTCTTTCTTTAACTTTTCAAGTCCAGTTAATTTTGTGTCAAAAGTTATTTGCCTATCTGACAATTCATAGCAACCGGTAAAACCGATACTTTCATTGGTAATTAAATATAAAAATAAAATTCTGGCACTCTGACTCAAGTTACAAAACCATTCGTCTTTCCAAATTTTAGTCCATACTTTTCGTTGTTTCATCATCATCATTAAATATTAACTTTCCGGTCATATTATCTATGACTAGAACTCCTTTTCCCCTGCATACCGGACATTTTAACCGCCGTGAAGTGACGGTTGTATAGCCGTTGCAGTTTGGGCATTTCTTTATTAGAAAGTTCTCATCCATAAAATCATCAATCAATAACTATATTAACTTTATACTCTTCAAAACACGTGTCAAGGTGTACAAAATAGATCAAAAAAAAGTAACTCCTTCAGAGCGCAAACCATGACGAAAGGCTTCAAAGGAGTTAAATGAGTATACAAAAATTAGTGGAATATTAGTAGTGTTATAATACCCACTAGAGGAGCCACCATGGATAAAATTGCTGGTAAAATTGTCGAAGCATTCAAGTCTGGACATAAACTTCTCATAATTGGAAATGGAGGCAGTGCAGCGGAAGCCCAACACCTAGCCGGGGAATTTGTAGGCAGTTACAAAATCAAAAATAGACAAGCGCTTCCGGCGATAGCTTTAACCACCGACACCAGCATTTTAACTGCGATTGCCAACGACTTTGGATTTGAGAATGTGTTTAGCCGACAGGTAGAGGCGCTAGGGAAACGGGGGGATATATTGATGTGTTTATCGACTAGCGGTCAATCTAAAAACGTTCTCAAAGCTATCGATGTCGCCAAAGAAAAAGGCATGGTAATCATTGATCTGCCTCGTGTCGGTTATAGCACCCCTAATATCCAAGAACATCAGTTACAGGCTATTCACTGGATATGTGAAGAGGTAGAAAAGGAGTTTGCATGATTGCTATTGACTTCGATGGAGTTATCGTCAAACGACAGGGAATCCCTACCGAACCCCAAAACGGAGCTTGGTATGACAAACCAATGCCGGGAGCAATTGAAACATTACGACTCTTTGTCGACAAGGGGATTGAATTTTACATCCACACCAACCGACCCAAATCTGATTTCAAAAAGATTATCAAGTGGCTGAATAAGTGGAACTTTTACGAAATTCCCTTAATTACCAAAGAAAAACAACTAGACACTACAATTTATCTGGATGATAGGGCTGTTAGATTTACTAATTGGAATGATTTTAGAAAACTAATTCTATGATTATCTCAACCGCCCCATCAAGAATTTCCTTATTTGGAGGTGGTACTGATTTACCAGAATTTGCCGACAAATACGGAGGTAGAGTTTTGAGCATGGCAATTAATCTTCACCATGTTTGTACCGTAGTCAGCAAAGATGGACTGACCCGGATGGAAGCCATGGGAGAATATCGGGACCTGACAAACGTGCCACCAAGACACACCGATTCTAAATTCGATCTAATGTACGAAATATTGCGAAGCTACGTCGATGTCCCACCGATTCTAATACAGGATATTTTTGAAGGTATCCAGTCTTCGGGTTTGGGGTCGTCGGCTTCGGCGGCGGTGGCTTTTATCGGCGCCATGGATCGACTCAAGAAAATCAAGCGCAGCAAAATGGAAGTGGCTAAACGAGCTTATCAAGCCGAGGTGGCTCTGGGATGGATATCAGGTAAGCAGGATCAGTATGCTTCGGCCCTAGGGGGAATGAATTTAATTGAATTTGAAAACGGCGATGTCTGGGTAGATGAAATACCCAAAAGTATTGCCACCGCCTTTGAAGAGTGGTGTGTTCTACTTCATAGCGGTAAAACCCGGCATAGTAGTGACATCCAAGCCGGATTAAAACAAAACATACTAAACTCTAAAGGAATCGAATCATTGCTCAAACTTCGGGGACAAACATGGGTAGCCAGAGACTTACTAGTGTCAGGTGATTTTCATGGGGTGGGAAAACTACTCCGGGAAGCCTGGGACTGGAAAAAGAAAAGTAACCCATCGGCGACAAATGAACATATTGACGCCATCTTTACCCAAGCCTACAAATCGGGTGCCATTGGCGGTAAGGTATTAGGTGCCGGCGGTGAGGGGTGTATTTTATTTGTAGTCGATCCCAAAAAGCGAGAATGGTTTATCAATGAGATGGGGTTAAAATATCTTGATTTTTCAATCAATTTTAACGGTTTAACGGTGAGGGAGTTTTAACATGATGGCATTAATTTTCTGTGCCGGTCTGGGGACAAGGCTTGGTAAGTTAACCCAAGACAGATCAAAGGTAATGCTAGACATTGCCGGAAAACCATGTCTGGAGCGAATAGTCGAAAAGTTTGAAAATATTGGAATCGGTAAAATTATTGTTAACACCTATTGGAAACCTTTGGATATCATGGCTTATTTTGGAGATAGACTGTTATATACTTTTGAGCCGGAACTATTGGGTGAAAGTAATACTCTGTATCGGTTAAATAAGTGGTTGAGGGATGAGTATGTATTTTTAGCCAACGGAGATACCTTAAGTGACATCAATCTCGATCTAATGCTTGACCTGTGCGATGACAACGAGGCCAGTGTTAGATATATGGACCATGACGTTTACGCCGGATACACCCTACTTCACCCGGATTATTTTAACGGTAACAAAAAATTTATTGGTTTGGAAACCAATGCTCAGTGGACTGACATTGGAACTCCAAAAGGATTAAAGGAGGCAAGAAAAATATATGGCGGAAAGAATTAAAACAACCGACTGGGTTCTAAAACAAATTAAAAACGAGGGGGTAGAACATGTTTTCGGTATGACCGGAGGTGCTATTACCAATCAAATTGATGCCTTTAGTCGAAGTGATGTTAAGTATATTGCCATGCAGCACGAACAAGCGGCAGCCATGGCAGTTGAGGCTTATTCAAAACTTAAGGGTTACGGAGCAGCCATGGCCACATCGGCTCCCGGCGGAACCAACTTAATCACTGGTATTTATGGCTGTTGGTTTGATTCGGTCCCGTCGCTGTTTATCACCGGGCAGGTTGGTACTTTTGATATGAAACACAATAAGATTCGGCAAAAAGGCTTTCAAGAGGCGGAGATGGTCAGATCAATTAAGCCATGTGTCAAGTTTGGACGGTTAGTCAAAGACGTAGAATCATTGCCAAATTTAGTAGAGAGAGCCATCAAAAAGTCAAAACAATTCAGGCAAGGTCCGGTCCATCTGGATATTCCCATGGATATTCAAATGGCGGAGATGGATGATGTGCAGATTAAAACCAGCCCGGAATTGGTCCACAAACGAATTCATGTACAGGAGGTAATCAAAGCTATCAAAAAGGCCGAAAGGCCGATTCTAATTATTGGTAACGGGGTTAGAGCTTCCGGCGCCACTGCCTACTTTAGCGAATTAGCTGACATCCTCGGGTGGCCGATATTACCGACATGGGGGTATGGCGATTACCAACACGAAAATAGACTAGAGGTATTTGGAGTTTACGGAAACCGGGGGTCCAATTATGCCATTGCCAACAGTGATTTATTAATATCGGTAGGTGCTAGACTAGATACCAGAGAGGCTGGTTCCAATCCCAAAACATTTGCCAGAGAAGCAGTCAAAATAGTCATCGACGTTGATCCGGCTGAATTGAAAAAAGATGTAGTAGTTCCCAGCTTACCGATTCATGCCGACGCCACTGATTTTCTACTGTCAATGATGGCGAGTCCAATAGACGCTCCCGATGTATCCAACTGGTTGCAGGAATGTAAGGATATGTGCCACAGATATCCTCTGGTTACCAAGGAACACTTATCTGATACCAAGATCAATCCTTATATGGCGTCCCGAATTATTAGTGACGAAGCTAAAGAAGGCGACATCATGCTTTTAGACACCGGAGGTACTTTATCGTGGGTCATGCAATCGTGGCAACTCAAAAAAGATCAACGGTTAATCTCCTCTTTTGGTAACTCACCCATGGGTTTCTCCCTCCCGGCTTCAATTGGGGTGTGGTTTGCTACTGGTAAAGCCCCGATTTGTATTAACGGTGATGGCGGAATGCAGGTTAATATCCAAGAGCTGCAGACGGCAGTTAATCATAATATCCCGGTAAAAATATTCGTATACAGTAATGAAGGATATGGAATCATCCGTCAATTTCAAGATTTATACATGGGGGGACGTCATGTGGGAACTCACGAGGGGACGCCAAACTTTGCTCGAATTGCTCAAGCCTATGGAATCAACAGTATTAGAGTGGATGATCCTCGGCAGTTAAGGATGGCGGTCAAGGAGGCGATGGCATACGACGGTCCGATTCTGGTAGATATAGTCATGCGTCCCGAATCATTAATTGCCCCCAGAGCTATTTTTGGCAAACCAATAGAAGAACAACACCCCTATTTATCAGACGATGAAGTTATTAATAATTTACACGTCAAAAGATGGCAGAAATCTTAATTACCGGTGCTTCTAGTTTTGTAGGTAGCAGTCTCCAATTAGACGCCAAACGACCAACTCACCGGGAACTTAATCTGGCCGACATTAAAAGTGTTAACCGATACAAGTGGGATGGAGATATCATAATCCATTGTGCCAATGAGGGGCATTACAAAGAATGTAGTGCCGATGACTTCAAAAAAAATCTAGCCATGATGGCCAATATTCGCTGTCGTTGGCCGGAAGCCAAAATAATTGCCTTTGGTTCGGGTGCTATGCACGATAAGACCAGACCAATTCGACACGCTTCTGAATTTGATATTTCATATCCGACGGAATATTACGGACTGTCCAAACGGGCAACAGTCGGGTTGGCTGATGTTACTTTAATTCCTTTTGGAATTTATGGTAACAATCGGTTTATTAAAGCAGTCAGGGAAAACCCCAACAGAGTCACAATTTATCAGGATGTTTTATTTAGCTGGGTTAACGCCTCTGATTTAACCCGGGCGGTTACTTGGTCAATGGATAAGACGGGGAGGTTTAATTTGTGTGGTTATGATATGACCTTAACCGAAATGGCACGACATGAAGGCGCCAAAAGCATTATTTATTTACAACCAGGAATGGGAAACGAATACACCGGCAGAAAAAGTATCGTCCCACTAACTCCATGCCCGAAAGACTAGGTTACGCTAAAGGAATCTATGGACAAGAAGAAAAAGACGCTGTTATGCGGTCACTGGATAGTGGCTGGTTATCAAATGGGGCTGAGACTCAAGCATTTGAAAAAGAGTTCGCTACCTGGTGGGGAATAAGGCATGCTGTAACAGTTAACAGCGGGTCCAGTGCAAATCTGGTGGCATTACAATCATTGGGGTTACCAAAAAATTCCGAAGTTATAACTCCGGCGGGTGGGGCTTTCCCTACCACGGTAGCCCCGATGATCTATTTGGGATTAAAACCGGTGTTTGTCGATGTTAAGGGGTTAACGATTGATGTGGACAAAATTGAGGAGGCAATAAGTGATAAAACAAGCGCTATTGTGTTTGCTCATACTGTCGGACAAATGCCTGATATGGATAAATTAATGGATGTAGCCAAAAGACATAACCTAAAAGTGCTAGAAGATTGTTGCGACGCTGTTGGAAGTCGTCGTGGGGGTAAAATGGCAGGAACATTTGGTGACGTGGCAACGGTGTCCTTCTATCCCGCCCACCACATGACTACCGGCGAAGGGGGAATGGTACTGACAAATGACAATCGAGTTTATCGTGAGGCTATGAGTATCAGAGATTGGGGCAGGGATTGTGTCTGTCGGGTTGGCGGTCCAAATCCCGCCTGTGGTAATCGCTGGAAAAATCCTGAATTTGATCACCGATATTACTATTCCCGTCTAGGTCTAAACTTTAAGATGACGGAAATGCAGGCCGCCTTTGGCAGAGAGCAGTTGAAACGACTAGACGGGTTTATCGAAACTAGAAAAAGAAACTATAAAATATTAGCAGAGTCATTAGGCGAGTGCTACAATGATGAGATCAGTCCATTTGCTTATCCTTTAATGTCGGCCAACAGAAACAGAGATATGAATTTTCTTGAGCAAGCAGGGATTGAAACACGTGTTTTGTTTAGTGGTAATCTATTACGTCATCCGGCATATAAAGATATCGACTGCCGGGTAGTAGGTGATCTAAGAGAGAGCGACAGATTGTTTAGAGAATCTTACTTCGTGGGGGTTGGGCCACATTTAACAGAGGAGAATATGTTATATATTGCAGAAAATGTAAAAGAACTATGATTTACTGCAGACTCCCCTACCCTCCCCTATCAGGGGTATGTCCCTATTTTGTGCCTAAAAGTAACCCGAAAGCCAGTAGGGGGGTGGTCAAATGGTGGAGTCATCAATTAATTACCGCAACAAAATGAAACCGAATAAACGTATTAAAAAAGTATTCGAGAAGGTGGTGGAAAATGGTGGAATTGGTATAGGTAGGGCGATGTTAGAAGAAGGGTACTCTCCCAACACCGCCAAGACGCCCCAAAAGATAACCCAAGGTAAATCGTGGGAGATTTTATGCGACAAATATTTACCTGATGATTTAATCCTTGATACCCACAAGGAAGCCTTTGTTGCCAACAGGGTTGTTAGTGCTAGAACAATGGGGACCGCAGATGAGAAGACTGACGATTTCATCGACGTTCCCGACTGGCAAACAAGGATGAAAGCGGTTGAATTAGGATATAAAGTTAAAGGTAGATTGATTGATAAAAGCGACCTAACTTCTAGGGGAGAAAAAATAAACAACGTTATCATTTTACCAGAACAGGAGTTAAACAAAAAACGTAAGGAGGAAAATGATTAAGAAGTGTAGCGTGTGCGGAAAAGAATTTATAACTTATCCGTCTAAAGTAAAGATTGGTAGAGGTAAGTATTGTTCAAGGGACTGTTGTTTGTCTATTACCAAATTAACCGGTGATGAAGGGATGGAGACTAGATTTAAGAAGGGTCAAATGCCGTGGTCATTTAAGGGTTTCAGGTATCAGATTGCCAGACCAAATGGTAGAAAATATATATTACTTTACAAGCCGGATTATAAAGGTGCTGATTGTCGTGGTTACATTAGGGAACATAGATATGTCATGGAACAGAAACTAAATAGGTGTCTTTTAAAATCCGAAATTGTCCACCATATCGATGGAGATTCTTTAAACAATAATGTTACTAATTTAGAGGTGATGGACAAAAGACAACATGATCGGATAAACGTCAACCTTAATGTCCACAAAAGGTGGATAGACAGGAGGTGATGTTCCATCCCCAAACAAGCTCATAACACATGGTTGCCGCACTCTGGCCCACAAACAGAAGTTCTTAAACGAATTGAATTTGAGATTTTGTTTGGGGGATAGGAAGCCGAGGTGGAGGCAAAACTCAAGCCGGTATTGCTTGGCTGACGAGGTGGATTAATAATCCTAACTATCATGCTCTTATAATTAGACGAAATGCCGACGACTTGAGCGACTGGGTGGGTAGAGCCAGAGATATGTACGTCGGTCTCGGAGCAGACTTCGCTTATCGGCCAACTGAAATAAGATTCCCGTCAGGCGCTATCTTTAAGACTGGACATCTAAAAGACGAAAACGCTTATGGTAAGTATCTAGGGCATGAGTATCAGAAGATGGTTATTGAAGAACTGACACAGATACCCACCGAAGAATCGTATCTAAAACTAATATCCTCTTGTCGGTCAACCGTTGAGGGATTGGACCCTCAAGTGTTTATGACTACCAATCCCGGTGGTCCCGGACACTCGTGGGTTAAGAAGAGATTTATTGATGTCTGCGATTGGGGGACATCTTATACCGATCCAATTACCAGTCGGGGTCGAATCTTTATCAGAAGCAAACTAGAAGATAATCCGACACTAATGAGAATGGATCCGACGTACGTGTCGTTTCTTAATGCTTTACCAGACAATCTGCGAAAAGCATGGAAGGAGGGAAGTTGGGATATAGTCGCTGGACAGGTGTTTACTGACTGGAATAAAGATACCCATGTGGTCAATGAGTTTGCTATTCCCCCGGAGTGGAACAGATGGATTGCCATGGACTGGGGTGTTAATGCCCCGTTTTGTGTCTTGTGGTTTGCCGAAGGATACGACAAACGGATTTATTGTGTTAGGGAGTTTTACATGAACGGAACTGAATTTGAAAAACTGATGGGAGTAGCTCTAACACCTAAGAAAATGGCACAGACTATATCACTTATTAATAAACGGATGGGATGGGAAGGTTACGAATATCTGGTCGCCGATCCGTCCTGTTGGAATCACCCCGAAGGCGGAGAATCGATTGCTGAAACTATGCAGAATCAGGGACTAAGAATGATAGAGGCTGACAATGAACGGTTGCATGGATTATCCAGGGTTAGGGAATATCTATCATTTGCACCTGACAGCAAACCTTATCTTCAATTTTTCAAAAGCTGTATTAAGACGGTAGAATCAATTCCGGCATTAAGCTATGATGAAAGAAAAATCGAGGACGTTGACACCAGCCTTGACGATCATTCCTACGATTGTGTCCGTTACTTTTTAATGTCCCGCCCTGCGGTGACTAATCGTTTACCTGACCCTATTACTAATTCAATAGAATATGACTACAAAAAGAAAACCGGTGGTTTCGACGACGAAGGAGAAACCATCCTTGAAATGTGAGGATTTAGAAAAAGCTCTGGACACCTTGCGTGACTACTTCGACAGAGCGATGGTCCCGTTTATGTTAATGGGTGAAACGGGACACTCAGTATTTTATGAGGAAGGACTATGTGGTACCGCCCTAGAAATAGGGATAACCCCTCAAAGTCTGACAGAGTACGGCTTTAGTACCCTAAAACAGTTAATATCTAGCTTTGGGACCGCACCAGAGCCATCAGGATTCACGATTGGGACCATACCAGTTAGAATGTACATCTTACGTCGGGATTCCGATGTCTTTAAGTATCCCGATCAAAGATTCTATGATCATGAGGTGTATTTGTTACCAAATCCATTTGTTAAATATTACAAAAACAGGGAGTACTTCGAATGAACGAAATAATCATATCCAGTTTGTTTCTGGTTTTTATTCTTATTAGGGAAAAACAGCATTCAGACGAGGTTAAGTTGTTATCAAAAGCTGTAATTGCTAAAAATGTATATGAGATTAAAGATTCAGAAACAGATGTCAAAAAAGAAATCACTCCCGAAACCTCAAATCTTGTTCCAGAAGATGAAGCAAGCGACGAAGCGTTTATGGGTGCAATTAAAAAGCAACTTGGTCGGGAAACTCCCCAAGGTAAATTCAAGGAAAAAATAACTAAATTATGGCAGACAAGATAACCGTCGATACATCAAAAATCGACACCAAAGATATCGCACATGAAGTTGACGCCATGCAGGAGATGGCTATGGCGGAAAGAAGGCGCTTTAGTCGCAAATGGTATGACAACAACTTCTTTGACGATGGTTACCACTTCCGCTATGTATCTCGGACTACCGGCAGAATTGTCGACTTAAGTGATAAAGATACGATGGCTACTCCCAAACGGACCATCCCCAAGGCTTCAAGACAGATCAGGGGCATGGCAAATTTGGTCTTAAGTCAGGACTTTGTGCCAATAGTGAAGCCGGAAAGAATCAATAAGTTTAATTTTATTGACGAGAAATCGTACATGGAGGCTTACAACAAGTCCAAGAAGTTTGCCAAACGTGTCGGTCAATGGTTACAACAAGAATGGGATGATCAGGGCCTAAAAGAAAAACTTACCCAAATGGCTCTGTTAACCCTAAAGCATGGGATATCTTTTGCTCAAGTGTGGCCGGACGCCGTTGAGGAAAGAATCAGAACTAATGTCTACGACGCCTTTGAGATATTCTTATCAGCCAATCACGATTCGATCTATGATTCCCCGTTTATTGGTAAGGCAACGCCCAAATCAATTAGAGAAATTAAGTCAAACGAATATTTTGACAAAGATCAGCTGATGTTAATCTCGCCGGACAATAAGTACGCCAGCGATGAAATCAAAGAAGCCTATCTGTCGTCTAAATACGGCAAATTTCAGCCAAGCGAATCGGCAGCAACTTTAATATTGAAAGAATTTTTTATTAAGGAAACCCTAGGACCGGTAAACATCAGTGCCATCAGAAGTCAGGAGAACGGCAAAGAAATACTAAAAGATAAAAGTGAAGGCGATACGGTCATCCGTCAGGTATTCAGTGCCGGTGGGATTTGGCTAAGAGATGAGTACGTTGATCTGCCGGAATATCCATTTGTCGATCTTAGATGGGAACCGGGAGCGATTTATCAAACTGCCCCAATCGAACGCTTTATATCGTCAAACAAGGGTTTGGACACAATTGTAGCCAGACTGGAAACATTCTTACATACTATGAATGTCGGTGTCTGGTTAAAACGGAAAGGTGAAGACTTTAAGATCAGCAATGTGGCTGGTGGTCTGGTGGCTGAATATACCAGTGTTCCGCCAACTCAAATGCCCCTAGCTTCTCCACCTCCGGCGATATTCAACTTTATTGAATTGCTAAATGGATTTATCGAAGAGCAGGGTGTTAGCACCTCGGCTCTAGGTAAGATACCATCCGGTGTTAAAGCATGGAGAGCTATCGAGTCATTAAAGGAATCAGAATATGCCAATCTATATACACCCCTGCAACAGGTCAAAGGAACGGTTAAACGAATCAGCGAAAAGATGTTAGATATAGCCGCCAATTACTTTGTGTCAACCCAAGAAGTTTATTCTGAAACCGACAAAGGTGAGCCTGATTACTTCGACATAATTGGAGAACGGGGTTTATCGGCTAGGAAAAAAATCAAAAACCCATTACCGCCCGAAACTGTACCAATTAAAAAAGACTATGATCTGGACATAGAGGTCCAGTCAGGCTTGGCTTATACCGAAGAGGGTAAGAAGGGACGAATGATGGAGTTGGCTGAATATATGATGAGTTTGTCTCAATCGGGAATTATTGATCCCAATGTCACCAAAGAGGCGGTCAAGAAAATGCTGGAAATTTATCAATTCGGACCAACAGATGAAATGCTGGACGCTCTGGATCAACCGACACCGATCATGGATGAAACCATGATGCAACAAATGAAAGTAGCAGTGGCGGAGACACTAAAGGATGTCGGGTACGAACCACCGATATCTGAGGAACAGCGGATGGCAGAGACTAAAGTATCAGTGGCCGAAGTGATTAAAGACATGGGGTTGGCCGATAAGCAGGAACCTGAAGCTGAAGTTAAAGAACCATCTCAATCTATATCATTCAAAGACTTACCACCCGAAGGCAAGGCTCAACTGGCAGCCAAAGCTGGTATTCAACTTGATCCTGAAAAGTTAGCAGTGCAAGAGATACAAAATGCTAAACCCAGTCCAAATAGCCAGTAATATATTTGCTTCTTCTCCGGTTGGTCGTACAGTTCAAGATATAAAACAAAATGGTCTAAAAATGCCAACGATGGCTGATGTTAAGAACCCAAAGACTCAAAAAGAAATTATGGATTTGGCCTTAGCTTTAACTAGTGCGTATAAATTAAAACCCAACACCACCTTATTTAACGGCCGGGAAAGGTTGTTTAAGGGTTGGGTCGGACAACCTAGTACCACCCAACCGATACAATTTCAGAAACCAGTTGAATTTAGGCAACATCAATGGCTAGTACCAAAACCACAAGGAGTCGATGTTATCGGGGGTGGTTATGTTAACAAAATGAATCTATCCGCAAACGACAAAGGTCTCTGGACGGAACTTTTAAATCTATTTTTAGAACCATTGGGAAAGAGGGTTAAATAGAAAATGAAAAAATATACAGTTAATATAATTTATGCAATTACAACAAAAAGTCTTTGAGTTAATAAATTTACTTAGAAAATGAAAATAGCGATGTTACAGTACAATTTTATGTTTGATCCGTCGGAAACGTGGAGTTCTCTGTATGAGTTTGAGCAGGATTTGTCCAAATTCTTTAGCTCTAAATCGCTTGAAGCCCAGATAATCAGATCAATTGAAGGTCAAAGCGGACAAAGGATTCTCTACATCAAAAAGAAACCAATGGTCCAATCGACCCCCAATGAAGTTGGTCGACCCAAATCTCCACAAGGGAAAGTCAGAGAATTATCAAAACACAATCCTAAAGCACCCGAAAGAGATTTCGGTATTAAAAAATTGAGTACAAATAAAATATTTAATAAGGTGAAATAATATGGCCGATCAAAATGCCAGACAAGATAAAAACCAATTTCCCGCTCTTATAGCCCATAGTGGCACAGCGGGAACAGCCGAAACAGTCAGACTGGTGGCTACGTCTGATGGGGCTTTAGTTACCAGTATCGGAACGGCGGGTATTACCGTTAGTGATATTGATTCAGTTGGAACTATTGGAGTAATAAATGATGGAACTATTGCTATAAAAGGAACTGTCCCTGTTACTGGATCTTTTGCTATCGGCACGATTGATATGATATCGGCTGGAACGATTAGTACGGTTGGAAACATAGCCGATGGGACGGTAGCGATTAAGGGTACGGTTCCTGTTACAGGGTCATTCGCTATTGGAACGATTGACATGCTTTCAGCCGGAACAGTCAGTACGGTGGGAAACGTGGCAGATGGAACGGTAGCTATCAAAGGAACGGTGCCAGTATCAGGTGCGCTGACAATAGGGACGATATCTGAAATAACAAATATAGCGGGCGGAACAGTGGTGACGACAATGGGTGATTTATCGGGAGGTACTGTTGATCTAATATCAGCAATTGCCGCCGGAACGATAAACTCAGTTGGAACGATCCCTGGTGTTGGTATCGTAGGCAATCTTAATTCAGGAAGTGTAGTGATTACCGCCGGAACGATAGCTGCTCATAATATATCAGGTGGTTCGATAGTTGTAACAAACGGAACAATTGCTTCAGTTGGTACGGTCCCCGGAGTGGGAGCAATAGGAAATGTTAACGCAGGGACAATTACATCAGTTGGAACAGTAGTAGGGGTTGGTGCCATTGGTAATGTCAACGCTGGAAGTATAGTAGTGACGGCCGGAACCATAGCTGCTCATGCTGTTACTAATGTAGCCGACGGAACAATTGCCAAAATAACAAATATTGCCGGAGGGTCGGTGGTTGTCACCGCTGGAACTGTTGTCAATAATGGCGGATCAGTTTCAACTTATGGCATGGCAGCCTCTTCGGCTGCGGCTGTCGGTAATCCAATCTTAGCCGGGGGAACGACTACAGGCGGAACGGTATATGCTAATTTGGTCGATACATCAGGCCATCAACAAATAGATGTTTTAACGATACCTAACATCCCTGGTGGGACAGTTGGGGTTGTGTCGTCATTGACAACTGGAAGTATAGTAATGACGAATGGCACGGTGGCTTCGGTGGGAACTGTACCAGGAATAGGTTCAATCGGTAATGTTGTCGGGGGTAGTATAGTCGTCACAACGGGAACAATAGCGGCTCACGCTATTACCAATGTGGCTGATGGGACTATTGCTAAGGTGACATCGGTGGCTAATTTAGCGGCTGGAACTGTAACTGCAGTAACTTCGGTTACTAATGTTGTATCAGGTACTTTAGCTTCAGTAGCTTCCATAGGAAACTTGGTTGGGGGAACAATTACTGCTCTTCCAAATGTCAATATAGCTTCGGGAACGATCAATGTCGGAACGGTGGTGACCACCATGGGTGATCTTAGTGGCGGAACGGTTGATGTTGTCAGTAATATCGCTGACGGTACGGTAGCCATAAAAGGGACAGTACCAGTCACCGGATCATTTGCGATTGGAACGATAGATATGATATCAGCGGGAACAATAACCAGTGTAGGGACAATCCCTGGAATAGGGGTGATAGGAAACTTAAATGGTGGATCAGTCGTTGTCACCGCCGGTACAGTTACAACAACGATGGGAGATTTAACAGGTGGGACAGTCGATGTGGTAAGTAACATAGCTGACGGAACAGTGGCTATCAAGGGGACTGTTCCGGTAACTGGAAGTTTTGCTATTGGCACAATTGATTCAGTAACAAACATAGTTAGTGGAACTATCGCCGAAATAACTAATATAGCTGGTGGGACAATTGTAACCACTATGGGGGATTTAACAGGGGGAACGATTGATCTTATTTCCTTAATTGCTGCTGGTACTTTGAACAGCTTAGGAACTATCCCCGGAATTGGAGTAATTGGTAATATTAACGGTGGGTCGGTGGTGGTAACTGCCGGAACTATGGACGCTTCTTTAGTCTTGGAGAATGGCACAATTGATTTGCTCAAAGCCGGGACAATCACAAGCGTGGGAACAGTGCCAGGGGTAGGTATAGTCGGAAACTTAAATTCAGGAACAATAACATCAGTTACTTCAGTTGGTAATTTAGTTGGAGGTACTATCGGCATAATTACGGCTGGGACGATAACACCGTCTACTACGGTCAGAACCATAAGCGCCGGAACGGTAGTGGTAGGATTGGGTACTATTGCCACAGGTACGGTGGTTAATAATGGCGGTTCGGTAGGGGCTTATGGTGTTGGCGCTTCAGGTGCCACCGCAGTCGGTAACCCTGTATTAATAGGTGGTACCACTTCAGGTGGTACAGCTTATGCTTGGAAAGTTGACACTGGTGGTTTAGGACAAGTAAACGTTGCTACGGGAACGATTGCCTCGGTTGGAACCGTCCCTGGTATTGGAGTCATTAATAGTGTCACTAATTTAGCCAATGGAACGATTGGTATCGTTACCGATGGGACTGTGGGAGTGAAATCATTACCTGACTTACCTGGTGGCACAATAGATTTAGTCAGCTCAATTGCCAGTCTAACAACGGGAAGTATTGTAGTGACGGCAGGTACGGTGACGACTACAATGGGTGACCTCACGGGGGGGACGGTAGACCTTATTAGCAACCTTGCTGATGGAACTATCGCCAAAGTAACTTCAGTAGCTAATATAGTTTCAGGAACATTAGCAGCCGTAACCTCGATTGGAAATTTGGTTGGGGGTACGATAACAGCTTTACCAAATGTAAATATTGCTTCAGGTACTATCAATGTAGGAACTGTCACTACGACTATGGGAGACTTGTCGGGTGGTACGATTGATGTAGTAAGTAATATTGCCGATGGGACGGTGGCTATTAAAGGCACCGTACCCGTAACAGGTTCGTTTGCCATTGGAACGATTGATATGCTGACTGCGGGAACTATCGATACTGTAACCGAAGTATCAAATATAGCCGATGGAACCGTAGCGATCAAAGGCACGGTCCCAGTGTCAGGTGCTTTAACCATCGGGACAATTTCAGAAATAACAAATATAGCGGGCGGAACAGTGGTGACGACAATGGGCGATTTAACCGGGGGTACAATTGATTTATTATCAGCCATTGCCGCAGGGACGATAAATAGTGTTGGGACGGTGCCGGGGGTGGGAATTGTGGGTAACCTTAACGCTGGAACTATCACTTCTGTCGGAACGGTAGTCGGTGCCGGGGTAGTGGGAACGGTTACAGGAGTAGGAGTAGTGGCCAGTGTGACGAATGTTGCCGGGGGGACAATAGGGATAATCACCGCTGGTACGATCACCCCATCAACCACAGTCAGAACGATTTCAGCCGGAACGATAAACTCAATTGCGGCAATTACAACAGGTACGATAGCTTCAGTTGGCACGGTGCCAGGTGTAGGTGTGGTGGCTAATCTTGCTACTGGTACAATAGCGGCGGTCACTTCAGTCACTAACGTAGTTTCCGGTACTTTAGCAGCTATCACTTCAGTCACTAATGTCGCCAATGGAACAGTGTCAGTTAAGAACGCTCCTGTAACTCAAATCTTAACCGCTATGGCTTACGCTACCGCCGGAGGTTCAGCTTTTGGAACTCTGTCAGCGGCTTCAGGTGCGGGGACAGCTCATTATGTTTCAGGTTTACAGGTAGTGGTTCATACGGGGACGGTAGATTGTTATGTTGGATTTGGTACAGCCCTGACAGGTGGTTCGGTATTAGCAAGGGGTAACTTTGTCCCCAGCGCTGGTATTATGAGAGACTTTTCACTTCCAATCCAATCAGGAACTAATTCGGAAATATGCTGGGAACTTGCGGGAGCGGGTACAGCATCATTTGCGGTTAACTATTGGAAAGGATAAATGGCACTATTAGCCTCCGACTATAACGAGGAATACTACAAAAGCGGTTATCCGCTTCACAGGTGGTATCGAGTCTGTGCCGATAATCCCAACTGTACTGGTGAGTATTTTAAAGACCGAGCCAAGAAATTATTTGACACCTACAATTTAGCAGGTAAAAAGGTTTTAGATATAGGGTGTGGATTTGGGTTTACCGTAGCCGACCTTCGGGAAATGGGTGCTAACGCTTATGGAATAGACTTTTCGGAATACGCTGTTAGTGTAGCCAATTCGCCCTATGTAACCCTACAAGACGCAAGAAGTTTTGTTAAAACCCTAAAAGTAGGGGAATATGACTTGATTATTATGTGTGAGTTTTTAGAGTGTCTGACCGACACCGAAATAACCCAATTTGTCAAAGACGTGGGGAAAAAGGCTAAACAATATTTTGTTTTGGAAAGACGGGATTTTAGTGAAACGGTAGCAGACCTTTATACGGTCAAGACGCTGACCGAATGGCAGACTTTATTCCCTAACATTCAAATAGTTATGAGGGAGGAGGAAGATACATGGCAACAGCAATAGCAAATTTTAATACTGCTAACCAAAGGAAAATAGTACGGACTTCAGGTGGAAATATTTATGTCATTAATAATGATTATACAGTTGAAATGTGGAAATCAACTGATGGTGGTTCAAGTTTCAGCTCTGTTGATAGTTTTGACGGTGGTTATACTGGCACTATAACAATCGCAATAGACTCAAGCGGAATAATACATTGTGTTGCTCGTTATTATAAAAGTTCGGCTCCTGCTGTATATAAATATCAGTATTTCACCTTTGATACTTCAACGGATAATTTTAGTGCAGTAGTTGATTTGGATAGTTATGGTGGGGGTGTTTTAGGCTCGTCTATTGCTGTTGATTCAAATAATATTCCCCACATTGCCTTTTGTGGAAACCCTGGTGGAAAAACAGCTTATGATACTGTTTATTACAAAAATAAAGTGGGTGGAAGTTGGAATACTGCTGTTCAGGTGGAGGGATACTCAGGTAGCAAAAACTGTCTTTATGCTAATATATCCATAAACGCATCAAACATTCCTGTAATTTCCTACCTAAATGGAACAGATGGTGATTTAGGCAGAGCAGTTGGAAACGCTAATAATGCTACTTCTTTCACTCTTACAGACCTAGACACAGCAATGCTTTCTAATTCTACTACCTCAATTTGTATTGACTCATCGGGTAATTATTGGGTAGCAGGAGTGGATAGTGATAATACGATAATTGTTTATAACGGCACTACTGCTTGTGATACTGGTGCAACAGGAACAGTCCCCTCAATAGTCGCTAATGGAACTGATATTTATGTCTTTTATGAAAATTCAACAGACGATATTGTTTACCAAAAATGGAATGGAAGTAGTTGGGACTCGGCAGTTACTTTAGAAACAGGTACCTATTCAATTGTCAATGCTAAATGGTCTTACTACAACAACAACGGTGGGACGACCCAAATAGATTATCTTTTTTATGACTCGGTAGGATACACTGCTTACTGGAATAAGTTGACACTAAGTGCAGAACCACCACCAGCCTCTACTTTTCTCCCCCGTATGGGATTATTGGGTGTGGGTTAAGTCGAAATCACTTTTTGGTTATGTTATACCAAATTAATTAATAATTGCGGTTCTTAATAAGAAACCGAATAGGAGAAAAATATGTCAGACTTTTTTGACGACAAACCCTTAGATTCCACAGAGGAACAAGTTGTGGAGAAGATTAAAATAGGCGAAGAAGAATTTGACCCCGAAGATTTGAAAGAGATTGTCAGCAAGGGTAAATGGGCTAGAGAAGTGGAAGAAAAGCAAAACACCAAACTTGATCGGTTAATGCCGGAATTTACAAGGACGACCCAAGAACTAAAGCAGATCAGAGAAGAACGGGATCAGTTAAAAATACAGATGGAACAACAATCATCGTTAAAACCGCAAAACGAACTGTCGGAGGATGAAATTATCAGACAAACCAAAGCCCAAGCCAGAAAATTTGGACTGTTAACGGTTGATGATGTCGATTCGTATGTATCTCAAAAGATAGCCAATATTCAACAGGCAAACGAAATGCTGGCAGAATGTAAGACCCTGGAAGGCGAATACTCTGGCGATGATGGTCGACCTAAATTTGATACCAGCGAAGTCTTGGAACACATGAAAGAAACCGGGATCAGAAATCCACTTAGGGCGTATAAAGATAAGTACGAAGATCAGCTAGACAAGTGGAAGGAATCCCAACTCAATGCTGCTAAGAAAAAAGGTATCTACACAGAGGAGGGGTCGAGTAGAAATCACGAACCCTCTACTGTTAAATTAACTAATGCTAACTTGGGGGCAGCCTTAAGTGAAGCGTTATACCCTGAAAGGGGTGAATAAGTTTGGTTATTAGTTATTATTTATTCAAGGAGGTGACTATTTTATGCCTATTGTTTTAAGCGATGTTTCAAATGCTCTGCAAAAGGTGATTATGCCTTACATCAGAGATAACTTTCCGAAACAGACAATTTTATTGGATCAAGTCAAAAGAAATACCGGAGTTTCATTCATGAATGATAACTTTTACGCCCCTGTGCGTTCAGGTCGTCATGGCGGAATTGCAAACTTAGCGGCTGATTCTTCTAAACTTATTTCTGGTAAAGCGTCTATCGGACAAGCGTCTGTTCCAGTCAGAATTTTGACTGGTACCTTTGATATTTCCGACTTAACCATTAAAGCTACCAAAACTGCTAAGGGAGCCGTTGAATCTCAACTCACCTGGCAAGCACAAACACTAGCGTCAGACTATGCACGTAGTGTTAATCGTCAGTATTTTATGGACGGTTCGGGTATTATCGCTCAAGTTTCGTCTTCTGCTAACGCTTCCGTCATTCCAGTCAAACTTCCCAATACATCAATCGATGATGGGGCTGCTTTGAATCGGTATGGCGCCGTTAACGGTGATGTCACTCCTACAAAATATATTGCAGTCGGCCAAATTCTAGCCATCGGTACTGCCGGTGCTGATTTGGGTACTGTTGCTGCAGTTTCTAATGGCGTAGGTACTGCACTTGGATCAATAACTGTTACTGGTTCCCCGGCTCATGCTGCTAATGACGCTATCGGCTTCGTCGATGGTGGTGGTAGCGGATTCGGTACCTCTGATATTTATGGTCTGGGTATGGCTTTAAGTGACTCAACCGCTAACTATGCGGGTGTGGCAAGAACGACAACTGGCTGGACTCCTCAAACCGGTACCGTATCTGAATCCCTAACCTTATCCAAGATGGAAGATGTTTATCTTTCAGCCAAGGAATATGGTGCTATGGGTGACAAATACGCTATTTTCACGAACAAAACTCTGTATAAGAAGTACGGTGATTTACTGACTTCTATGCGCAGAAATGTGAATGAATCCGATTTGTTAGGTGGCTGGACAGGTCTTGAGTTTGCGGCAGGTGCTGGTAGGGTTGGAGTGTTCCTAGACTACGATGTACCGGATGGTGAGGTTTTGATTGTCAATCTTGATTCTTTGACTATATGTCAAGTTTCAGAAATGGATTGGCTGGAAAATCCCTCGTCAGGGTCATTGGTAAGAACTACGGACTATCTGACTTATCAGTCGACGATGGCATGGTACACAAATCTTTTGTGTCTATGTCCGGCTGCTAATGCTCGTCTTATGCAGAAAACTGCTTAAGCAAAGTTTTGGTTGCTGTTTACTTTGGTCAGCAAAAACAGCAACACTTGAAGGGGTAGGGGTAAGGGGGAGTTCGAATCTCCCCCCCTTCGCCATGTTAGACAAGAGGGATTTGAGATTTATTCCCGAAAAACCAGACATCGATTTTTCACCTAAAAGAAACAGATTGGTCATCGAAAGAAGTATTGCTAAATACGAAGCCATGCGAGCCAAAAAGATGAAGACATTTCAAGAAGGAATCGGCGAACGATCAGAGGCGGTAGCTTCATTTTTACAGCATGTTAAGCAAGACAGACATAACGACGTTGACAGATATTTCGGACCGAGCATGTTGGCTAAACTTCGAGGAGCCGACATCATTGACGAGCTTCGATCAAAGTTAAATGTTATTACTACCCCGACTCCAATCTATATCGAAGGTGGAATGGTAAAAAATATCAAGGGTAGTATAGTAGGTAAAGAGGTGTCTAATGCCAAGAAGAAATCGAAACGCCAAGAGAAAGTGGGCGGAACAGTATAGCTTCTCTGACATTTGCCGAAAAATGGGATTAAACCCTAAACAACGCCTCGTTATTAGACGTTATATATTAGTAAAATTTAAAAAGGAAGGTGAAAATTGATGGGTATAAATGTAGGATTAGGTAAACACGAACCATATCTAGCTTTAGGAGGTAAAATAAGACCAACTGAAGTTGATAGGGTCGAGCAATATACATACCTGAAAGTTGGTGGTGCTACTGACGCTATCATGGCAGCCTGTGCATTAGGGTCAGTCACTTCAGCTACCGGAACAATCACTTTGGGTTATCCAGATTATCCTCGTAATCTTTTAGTTACCTTCACCGAAACCGGGGGAACTGTTGCTAAAGCAACTGCTACCGTTACCGGTAAAGATCAATTTGGAAAGGTAATATCAGAAGAGTACGCCTGTGTCGAACTAGGCACAGTTTCTGTTGCTGGTACCAAAATTTTTGACCAAATTACAGCAGTTTCAGCAGTGGTCGGTTCATATGGAACTGGCGCAGTTGACTGTAAAATTGGTTATGTTATCGGCGGAGGAACTGCTAAATTGGGGTTATTTACCAAAATTGGTAAAGCAACCGATGTTAAGCGAGTGACTTGGATCGATAATGGAACACCAAAACCAGGTACTGTTGTAGTTGATACCACAAATCATGGATTCACCGTTGGCGGTGCCTTGACATCCGTTCAAGATGATTTCGTTGTTTGGGTAAAACCCAACTATACAACCGATGATGATAGTGTTAGCTATGCTGGCACCAGTGCATCAGTTAGTTAGTGGTAAACCTTAGGCCCCGTCTACCTCTTGACGGGGCTTTTGGTGTGTTATAATCGGGGGTGGAGAAAAAACCGATAGTCGCTTTCACGATAGCCTACGGTGATCCGGCTAATTTAAGATATGCAGGCATGATGGCTAACAGCCTCAAATTTTTTCACCCCGATCTCCCTTTGGTTATTTTTACTGATGATGATGTTAAGAAGGTAGATGATCCCAATAAGACGTTTAGACTATATGCCCATTTTGGTAAGGAACTGGCTAAAAGTTACGAAGCAGTCCTTCAGATCGACGCTGATTCTATTGTTACGGGTTCCCTAGACCACATTTTTAACGACAAAAGTATTCAATTGGCTTGTCCTCTTAACAACAACAAAATTGATCCCCTGATTGTAATCCATGATATTCCACCTCAAGTTTATGTTAATGCCGGACTTGTCTTTGCTCGGGGTGAAAGATTTTGGAACTGGTGGGATGAATTAAACCATCGGATGTATTTTAATAGCTATCGAATGGGGGAGCAGGATACTTTAAACTTAATATTTCACTATGGCGACATAAAAAGTAACTTGCTTGATTTTGACTGTAAACCCAACTGGCATGGATTAGTCCACAAAGGCCAATGGCACAAATTTGTCATTAAGGATAAAGAATTAGTCTTGCCCAAAGAAGACGGGATTTGCGATGAAGACAAGATAATCAAGGTGATCCATTGGGCCGGAGGCAATGTTCCCAAGATGAATTTTCACACTTATTTCAAACCTGAAGTTGTTAAACGTTTAATCGAGTTAACTAGTGACCACTAAAAAAGAACTTGCTAAAGAAGACCCAAAGTTGCGTGTATTATGGAGTTCGAACAGTCCATGGTCCCATTCCGGATATTCTACCCAAACTTATGACCTAATGAAGCGATTTAAGGATAAACTTGATTTTGCTATCTCTTGTTTTTACGGCCTGGAAGGTGGCGATATTATGTTTGAGGGGGTTAAGTGTTATCCCAAAATGACCCATTTATACGGTACCGACGCCTGTTACTACCACCAAGCTGATTTTGGTGCTGAATGTGTCGTTTCTTTTCAGGATGTTTGGCCGATGGATATAAACTTTTTACGTAAAATCCAAAACTGGATAGCCTATGTTCCGGTCGACTTTGATCCCTGTCCCCAACCTATTTACGAAAGATTAAAGTTGGCTCGGTGGGTGGTGGCTATCTCAAGATTCGGACAAAAGGCTTTAGAAAAACAGGGGATAATGGCTAGACTGATTCTGGAAGGAGTAGATACTAATATCTTCAAACCAATGGATAAAATAGAGTCCAGAAAAAAGATGGGGATACCAGAAGACTTGTTTATCTTTGGCATGGTGGCTGTCAATAAAGATAACCCACCCCGGAAATCATTTCAGCACGTCCTAGAGGTATTTGCTGAGTTTGTTAAGGATCATCCCAAAAGTGCCTTGTATCTGCAAACCTTACTGGAACAGGAGGGTGGTTTCCCGATTCAGGGTTATGCCGAACATTTGGGTATACTAAACCATATCTACTTCCCCCCTCCGTATCAATATCTTTTCAAATCAGGATCAAATATTGTCGCCAATATCTACAACACCTTCGACTGTACCCTGTTACCTTCTAACAGCGAGGGGTTTGGCTTGCCTATTATTGAATCACAATCATGTGGTGTCCCGGTAATAGTCAATAACTGGACTTCAATGCCGGAGTTGGTTAAAGATAATGAAACCGGGTATATCTGTAATACCGGCGACGCTAGATGGTCCCCAATTGGTGCTTACATGACTTCCCCGGATCGCAAATCCCTAAGAGAAAAAATGGAGTTAGCATTTACTAACGGCAGGGTTAAGTTGCAAGATAATTGTAGAAACTTCATACTAAATGAATACGATCTTGATAAACGTGTCAAAGAAGAATGGTTGCCATTCTTTGAAGAAGTTAAAAAGGAGATACGAATGCCTAGACCGCAGATATTACAAAGTTATATCAAACAATGAGTGATAAACAATTCAACGTAGAATCAATTAAAGGAACTGTTACTATATTAACGTCTGATACCACATTGGGCGGAACGACTACTTTAGGTGAAATAAACGGAGTTACTAAAACTATCTTTTTTACTACACCGTCGATGACTGGAACCGATACTCCTAAACTACAACTGGTTAACTCCTCTGGTTATGTTTATATGGATTCGGGAACGGTGGCTGAAAGTGTAACCACAGTTTTAGGTACCGAGGTAGCAATTGTGCCAGGAGATAAGGTGGTGGCTTTGGCCAGTGGAACACAAGCGGCTAATTGTAACGTAGTCTACGATATCCGTTTATTAAGATAATGAGCGGTAAAGTAACTCAAGTTACTCCGACAATCTCGTTTGTAGAAAAAGGGGATTTTTTTGGCAACACTCGTCTGTGGGGAAGGCATGTTTTATATAATCAACACGAACTTTACCTATTAGGTCAGTCTTCTGGTAGTGGTCCATCAATGGGTCGGGTTGAAGAAATAACACCATAAATGTAATCTTTACTATATGGCAAGAACAGGTACATCAGTATATCCGGGTGCGGTTGATTCCTTTACCAGAATTGGTACCGCCAATTACGAAGACGAAGTAGGATATGAAATCGTCCATGTCGAGAATGAAGCGATGGACGCCTTGGAACACATTGAGGCAGTCATGGGAACTAGCGCTGGGACTTCAGTATTAAAGAATGTCTTAGCAGGACAATTTGTAGCTACTACAGCAGGAACGGAAACTTTAACAAATAAAACAATTAACAATGCCGTTATTGGTACTTCATCTATTATAGGCGGAACAATAACCAGTGCAACCATCGGAACTATAAACAATGCAACAATTGGAACACCGGCAATTACAGGGGGAACAATAAGTACAGCAACTATCGCTGGAGCAACTCTAACTACCGCTACGATATCAAGCGGGACAGCTTCAGGTTTTAGGATAGCCAAAAGAGTTGGTACTTCAGTTACCGCCGGAACTCATACGATTGACGTCGATTCCTATGATATGTATGTAGTGACCGCCCAAGGTGCAGCCGTTACCTTTGCTACACCTTCCGGGACGCCGACTCATGGACAACCATTAGTTATTAGAATCAAAGATAGTGGAACTGCGGTGGCAATTACCTGGGGAACTATTTTCAGAGAATCAAGCGATCTAGTCAAAGGGACAACTACCATAGCCAGTAAGACTCTATATCATGGGTTTATTTATAACTCTACGGATTCAACTTGGGATTGTTTAGCCGTTCAGAATAATTTTTAATGAGTACTGAAATAAATTCACTATCCTTGAAAACAGACGCCAACCTTCAGGGGTATTGGAGAATGGAGGATAACTTTACTGATTCTGGTCCTAATGGTTATAACTTAGCTGGCGGTGGGACACCTACTTACACAACTGGAAAATTTGGTAAATCTGTTAATTTCGTGGCAACTTCTTCACAAGAGGGAACTATTGCTACGGCTACGGCTACCAAGATAGATAAATCAACAAGCCAGTCATGGTTGTATTGGATCAAGTTTTCTGCCTTGTCGGATAGTAACTATATTTTAGGTATCAGTGATGGTAATAATTGGTTTATGAATGGTGGTGCTGGTGGAAATATATCATGGAGTACCGGATTATCTGTGGCTGGAACAGCCGGAAACATGGGAACAGGAGTCTGGAACCATGTAGCCTTTGTTTATGATTCTACTGCCGGCAAAATTTATTCCTATTTAAACGGAACTGCCCAACAGAATGCTAGTGTGACTGGTACGATTACTCATTCCGGATCAAGTTTTGGAGTCGGAAGCATAGGAGACTATGCTGGTTATGGGACTTTTGAAATGGATGATCTAGCAATGTTTGACCGAGCTTTAAACGCTTCCGAAGTCCAATCTATTTACAAATCAAGTTCAGCCTTTATTCCTTTTTTATAATATGATCATAAAAGTAAACAACACTCAGACAGTCGAAGCCCCAAAGACCTTTTTATCTACATCACCGGCGGCTACCGGGACCGCCCTAATAGTTAAAAATATCAACAATTTTACAGAAAACTGGTATGCGCAGGTGGGTGAAACCGGCGGAGAAAAAACAGAGATAAAACAGGTTAATGGCGCTCCTAGCGGATCAACCGTACCAGTGGCTGCTTTAAGTTACACCCATCCCATTGATACTCCAGTATATAACGTCAAATACGATCAAATCATATTCAAGGTGTCAACTGCCGGAACATCGGGAACTGCAACAGCTATCACTGCCGGGACGGTATCGATTACTCCGGACTGGGGATACACTCAATTCGATCACACTGCCGGATCAGCTTCTTATGCTTATAAAACCTGTTATCGATCTTCGGCTAATGCGGCGGTTAGCCCTGATTCTGGATGGTTAACTTCGGGCGGTTATTCGCAATTCTCTTTGGCACACATGCGGAATCGGGTTAAGGCCAAGGTCGACAATGACAATATTCCCGATACTGACATCAACGATTGGATCAATGAATGGTTAGAAACCATGAATAATGCCGTAATATCTGTTAATGAAGACTATGCTTTAGGGACCACAACTTTGACTTATTCCGGTACAGCCACCGAAGCAACTATCACCGAATCTGATTTTCAATACGTCAGAAAAGTAGAATATACCGAAAGTGGTGATTACTATACGGCGACTAAAATGGAATGGTCTAATGTCGAACCAACTGATGTCTACTCCCCGACACACCCATTCTATTACATGAAGGATGAAAAGACGGTTGGACGGGTGCCTCATGAAAGTAGCGGAACATCATCAATTACCTATTACAAGCTTCCTGCTCAATTACAAGACGATACTGATGAATTACCGGCTCCATTGAAGGCTCACACTAATTCGTTCGTTAGGTGGGCGCTAGCGCAGGCAAAAAGACGTGCCGACGAGTTTAATGTGGCTTCAGAGTTAGAAATATCAGCACTTCAAGATTTAGAAAAATTTAAGACTGAAATTGCTCCCCGGAACAAGAGCGGTCCAACTATGATTGATATAGTTGAGGCATTTCAGGATGAAGTTGATATGTTCTAACCATGAAATACAGAGTATTCAACTTAGGTGGTAAACAACTAAAAATATCACCGTTCCTCAACAATCCCGGCGACATGTTACGGTGTGTCAATATGGACAACGACATGATCGGTGCTAAGACTAAAAGACCGGGGTATGGTACGTTTTTAGGAACAGCCAATGGATCGGCAGTTTTAGATTTATTTTCGTGGACTAAAGCCGATGGGACATCAACTTACGTCTACCGAAATTCCGGTGGTTTGCTTTATTACTGGGACGCCGGAGTTGGAACTGCTACTGATTGGGCAATCTGCGGTGGGGGAACTATAACCGCCGGGAACCATATCGGACAAACAGTATTAGCCGAAACTCTGATAGTCGATCAAGCTGGTGGCACCTGTTCGTCCAGCACTTCGGGAACTTCTTTTGGGACTGTAGCTGCTGCCCCTCCCGGTGAATATTTGGCTAGTTATCAGAATCGGGTTTATATCGGCGGAACCCTGTCAACGCTTTTCTATTCATCTTCGGGGTCGGGGACAGATTGGGCTACTTCAGGGACTTCTGATTCATCGTCTTTAACCATTCCCGGCGCTGGTAAAATCAACAAAGTCATGGTTGCCAATGATCGGGTAATTGCTACTAAAAATTCAGGGTTAATGTATCGATGGGATGGGTATAGCCTAAGAAGACTACCTACCAATAAAGGTCCATCTTCACCCTATTCTTTTGCTGAAACTGAAGACTATTACTTTTATCTTAATCGGGATGGTGTTTACGGATTCAACGGGGAAAGACCGGAGATTACAAGCAATGCTATTCAGTCGGAAATATACAACAAACCCAACACCGGGATTGCCGGAACGGTATTTAATGACGCCCCGGCAGTGATGGACCGTTATAACTATTTATTGTCAGTTGGTAGCGCCAGTGATGATCTAACAAAGGAAACAATCACCAACGCCATTATCAAATATGACTATCAACTTAATCAATTTACTGACTACTCATTTGCCAATAAGCCGACAGCCTGGACTACCTACAAAGATAACTCCGGGAACATACAACTGATATTTGGTGATTCCGATGGTCAATGTTACAAATTAAGCGGAACCGCCACCTCTGATAATGGCACACCCATTGAATCGGTCATGGAAGGGATACTTCACTTTGGCGAACCAGAATCGTTTAAGTTATACAAGAAATTTTGGGCTTTCGCCTCTCCTGGATGTAGTGCCAAAATACAGATAGCGGCTACCGATAATTTTAATTCAACCCGAAGATCATGGATTGATATAGGCGAATTTGTCGATGGGGTAGCCGAATTTGAATTGCCACCTTCATACGTTGGTAAATTTTTGTCGTGGCGAGTATACGAAAGGTCTGACGAATCGCCGTTTACCATCTATGGCTTTGTGGTTGATTTAGATATTCTAAAAGAATGAGCTACAACGGTCTAAACAATCAGCTTCAGTCGGTTGATTCGCTGGCGGCAGGAACCAGAACAACGGTGTCAGCAACTGAATTTGATGTCAATTACGAGATTCCTAGTTACAGTATCGATAACAGTAAAGTTAGAAATTTGGTAGCGGGGACGATAACTGCCGATCAAATTGGAGCAGGAACTGTTAACGTTTTGATGTATATAGGTGGTAGTGCGATCTATATTGATGGTCCAAATAAACGAATAATTGTTAATGATGGAACCACAGATCGAATCTTAATCGGGTACGGTAGTGGTTTATTCTAATGGGTGACTGGGGAATTCGGGTTAGTAAACCAGGATTTGATGTAGGAACGTGTGCTGACTATGATTTGGTAATGAGTTCCAGTTTTAATTTACTAAAGACTAAATCGGTAGGTACGACTTCTGGAACTGTGGCACATGGATTATCTTATGCACCAATTTATATGACATGTCAGTCAATGGGTGTGGGGACAGTTGGACTTGTGGGACAATTGTTTGATCCAGGAAATGCCGGAGTTGACACTACTAACATAGTAACCAGCGGAACAATGAAATATTATATTTTTTATCAACAATCTATTTAATGGCAGACTGGGGAATAAAAGTAATGAGGGCCGGAGAAGATGTTACATCGACTGACCCACTAGACCATGTTTTTAGTTCTGCTTATGGTGCCGTCAAAATAGCTCAAGAAACACTGGGAACGATTGTTTTGTCTGGTACCGCTGATACAACGGGAACAGTAACGCACAATTTGGGCTTTGCCCCAATGGTTTTAGTTTACTCTGAAATGAGTACCGATAAGTGGTATTTTGGTTTTCCTTATACTCCTAGCGAAACAATGTCTATTAGTGCTGACCCATCAAAGACTTACGTTGGTACGGCTAACTTAATTTTGAATTACAACAAAAATGCTGTTGGCACAGCCTCATTACGCTACAAAGTGTTTATCATGGGGGATTCAGCATGAGTGACTGGGGAATAAAAGTATCTAATGCAGGGACTTCGATTTTATCGACAGATATTCGTGACCAGATAATGAACTCACAATATTCGATGTTTAAATATCACAGCGACGGAACAGTATCTGGGACATTGGGTGCTGGTGGAACAATCGCCTCCGGAACCATATCGCATAATTTAGGGTATGTACCAGCGTTTATTGGGTACGTAACATATCCAAATGACAGCTATCAGAGAATAGTACCTTCAATTCCTTATGGTGTAAGTTTTGATTATTATACTTCAGCTTATGCCGATACTGCCAATGTTTACATGGGGTTCCACTCAACTACCCCACTTGGTCAAGTTGACAATGACATAGAAGAATATTACGACACTTTAATTGGAGATGGC